ATAGTGAATGTGCGTGAAGTGTCTTAACACCCTTTGCCCAAGTCTCTGCCTCTAATATTTGTCTTTGTCGTTCTACGACTTCATCATGTTCACTCATTTAAATTTACACTCCGACATTATTTCAGTCAAACAAGCAGTGAAGTTAATTTCACTGTCCATTGCAAATGCAGCCTTATACTGATAGTCTGCAATTATTAAAACAGCAGCTGGAATAGATTGGGGTTGCAATCGTAGTTCCAATGCGTTAAAAACTTTTCTGAATAGAGTGTTGAAGTCGTTATCGGAATTCTGTCCGACCCACTTTCTCATTGCACTCCAATTCTTATCTTTGATCATATCGATCAATGGTGTAAACTTCTCTTCACTTAGTGATGAAAGTATACCAGTGTCGATAACACCACCAACTCCATATCGTTGAACCTCGTTCAGAACACGTCTGAAGTCGGGGAAGAATCTCATAACCAACTCAGCAAGTACTGCTGGTTCAGTTTTGATGTTCTCCAATTGGCATATATTACTCAGTCGTTTTAGAAATTGGTTTGCAAGAACAGGTTTCTCTTTTGGTGCAATCTTGAAATCGATTACAGTTGTTCTTGAGTGTAATGCAGGAATGATTCGATTCTTGTAATTACAAGTGAATATAAATCTACAATTACTGGAGAACTCTTCGATGAATGCTCTCAATGCTGGTTGAACTGATTCTGCAGATATGTAATCTGCCTCATCTAGGATAACTACCTTAGGCCCACCCATCAATGACATTGTCGATGCAAAGTTCTTAATCTTCGTTCTAAGGGTGTCTATGAGTCTACCCTCATCACTACCATTGATTACGATGAAGTCTGCACCTAACTCATTACAGAGTGCCTTAGCAATGGTAGTTTTACCTACACCTGCCGTACCACATAATAAAAGGTTAGGGATTTCACCCTGTTTGACAAATTCTTTGAATTGGTCTTTAAACTGTTGAGGAAGTATTGTCTCCTCGATTGTTTGTGGTCGATATTTCTCGACATATAGAAATTCATTCATAATAAGATTAGTCTAACCCCGCCGAAAAACTAGCATGAAACACCTTGATGATTGATGAGAAGGTTTCATTCCCGAGTGTGGTGCAATGACTTAGCACTACACACTCACTTTTATTTATACCGATTGGTTCAAACTCCATAAGAAGAATCAGGTTCTAGTGCAATGAAATATTCAATTGCTACATCCGAATTCTTGAAATGTGATATTCCCTTTGAAGAAACTGAAACATCGTAGTTACCTGCGAGTAGTTTTAGGTTCTCAATCTTGAAGTTCATTGAATAAGAGATGCCGTCCCCTTCACCCACAACTCTTGCGAATGTGTTTGAGGTTGGTTGCTTCTTATCTTTGACTGTCAACGTCTGACTAGTTCCATCCGAGGTTAACACTAGATCGTTTACACCCAACACACTTGCAGCTTTGTTCAAGTCTGACAACAGTGTAGAAGTAATACTAAATGTAATCTCTGCCTCTGGCATGGTAATCATCTTATCGGGGGCCGTAACCATTCCTTCAGATGCATAATGATAATCCATTTTAGAATTTGAATCCTCAATAGACAATGATGTATCATTGAAATTGAATTCGGGGTCTTCTAATAAAGAAGTTGCTCCCAAAAATTCTGGCAGATTATAGATGGAAAAATTCTTTGGGAACTCCTCCGTCACAGTAGCCACAGCAAGGATATTTTTCATATTCGAAATAGTTTCCAGCGTGTTTCCTGTTTTAACTCGAATACCCGAGTTTATGGTTGAGAAATTCTTTAAGACATCTCTCGTGTCGTTACTTATTTTCATCACTGGTTGTTCTCCTTGTCGTGATTATTTAATGCAAGAAATCCGTAGTGTATGACTTTCAATAAGTCAGCTCGGTTCTTACCCTCTTTTTTTCCGTATCGTTGTGCATATTTCATCACATTACCAATACAGAAACCTTCCCCATGACCTGCGTCCATAATGAACTCAGTTGCCTGATACTTGCTCAGACTATAATGTTGGTCATAGGTCTTGTCAACATACTGGGAAAACTCCGCTAAGAGTTCTCCTTCGTTGTATTTGTAGTCTATTTTTGATTTATTTCCAAACATACCTTAGTATACCCTTAGTATGATGATTCGTCAATAGGGTTTTCTTCAACAGGGGCATTTAAGTCAACCCCTGCATCTATCTTAGTGTAAAGGTCTAGAATCGAATCTCTCGTTTCTTGATCGAACCTTGAGATACACATTGTAATGGACTTCAGTTTGTCATTGAACATTCTGTATGCATTGACAATGTGAACCAACCTTCTAGTGGTCACGACATCATCGATTGCACCTTCGTAGTATGATTTTCTGATAATGTCTGCCCAGTCCACAAGTTTCTCACAGAATTCTTGATCGACTTCACCAGTCAATGCCATCTCTTTCGAGAGAATACTTCTCTCAGTTTTCACTGGGGGATATTCTTGTTGCATGGTGATTGCAAATCTTTCCAACATGGCTTCGTTCATGACTTGAGTTCCAATGAACTTTCCATCGTCTGAACCTTGACCTTTGGTATTTGCAGTCGCAAGGATTGTAAAACCTTTAGTAGGTGTAACCCACTCACCAGTTTTCTTGATTAGGTATCCTTTACCTTCAAGAACTGATTGCAGACACATCAACTTGTTTGACCCTAAGTCAACTTCGTCAAGTAGTAGAACTGCACCTTTTCTCATTGCTTTGATAACTGGGCCTTCTCTGAACATGATGTCTCCACCCTGTAAAGTGTGGCCACCCATCAAATCATCCTCATCGGTCTCGATGGTGATATTGACTCTGAAGAGTTCTCTCTTCAGCATGGCACAGACTTGCTCTACCATCAATGTTTTACCATTACCACTCAGACCAGTCACAAAGATTGGAAAGAATAATTTTGACTTGATGATGTTCTTGACATCTTTATAATGACCGAAGGGAACATAGTTCTCCATTTTTTCGGGGATTATCTTGAAGTTGTCAAGGGAGTTGACAGCAACAGTTTTGGCTGCAACTGGCATGTTTTGTGGAACACTAACTGCACTGATAGGGGCAGGTTGTATCGGTGCGGTTTGAACTTCGGGTTCATACCCACCGTTGTAACCTTTAACCACTGCATGGAGATTAAAGATACCATTATCTTTAAAATCATACCTTGATGATTTGACCCAGTAAGGCATTCCACCAATAGCCACAAAGTCTTCTTTGACGAAGTTCGTTTGATTGGGATATGTCTTTACAAGAGTTTCGAGGAACTCTTTCCTATCGGGTGTAAAATGGAAGTCTTTGCCTGAAATGACAATTGACTCGGTTCTATCATAAGTTCTTAAGCTCATATTACGCTGCCTCCAACATTGTTAATGGAACTGAGTAATTACCTTCTGGCAATTTCACAGTTGCTCTAGAGATTTTGATTTTCACAATCTCACCAAGAGTCTTCTTGGTTTTTTGAACAACATAAACTTTTTGTCCAACCGACAAACTTGCTTTTGCATTCAGTTTTTTCACTTCATTACAAAGTGATATAATTTCGTTCAACTCTGAGACTTCAGTCGTTGACATGATTATTTGTTTAAGTGCTAATTTCATAATTCTTTCCTTTGTTTTTTCATTATATACATAGTATAACAAAAAGTGAGACCCATTGTCAAGTTTATTTGCATATTTGTAAAAGGTTTCCGACTGATAATTCAATATTTTTCTCTTTAGGGTTACCATCTTTATCCATAGACAAATGTCTATCGTAAACCGTCTCACCATTGTTAGTCCATACTCTGAATGCCTTACACTCCACCCCAAACTCTGCACAATGACTTTGTTTAGGACAGTCGAACTTCTCACAAGGTGATGGGCCAACGTCCATGACAGCATCTGCAAATGCACTGTAATCTGTATTGTGGTTAATGTAATATGCTTCGTCTACTCTTAGTGGTTCTCTCATTATGCTATTTCCTTAATAAATTCATTGGTTAAAAATCTTGAAGTGGTTTTACTTCTTTGGTTTTTCTTGAATGCAGCCATCAGTGATGATTTCTTTGCACCGATCATTTCGTCTGATAGTGTATCATCACCATCAACACTCAAGGTGGAAGCTGCAGTCAAGAATAATTTTCCGTATCCGTGGGTCTCAATCATGTACCCCTCTTTTCTCACCTTCTTCCAAACATCATCGACATCAATACGGACATCTTTAAGTTCTGAACTGAGACCCCAAAGATCATTCTTCTTTTCCATTACAAAGTACCCAGTGACAGTCACACCACATTCTTTTGATATCCAGTCTAGGATGTTCGTGGTTGCCTGAAAGTAGTCTCTACTGTATCCAACACCGTCTGAGTAAGTGTACAACTTCTTTGAGAATGGGTCTTGGAACTGTCTAATCTTTTTGATTCTTGAGTAGTAATCCTCACCTTCCGTTTGGGCAGCCTCATCAGCTAGTTCAGCAGAATCTTTATCGAAGATATCTGACTGGTGAGAATAACCATCTGTGATGATTGTTAGGATTGACTTCTCAATCTGATACTCTGCATTGAATTTAGGAAGTAACACTCTCAGTGACACTAGGCATGCGTCAAGTGGTGTTCCACCCAACCTGTAACCACTAGGGTTAGCACTAGTTTCAAAAGACTGCCACCTTCCAGCTTCAAGTTGTTCAACCTCTTCAAACCATGCATTCCATTTTGTAATGAACTTATCGAAGTGTCTGTAACTAACACCTTGTGCAAAGTGGTTATTATAAAGACTTGCAACATTGATACAGTTCTTGATGTAATCTTTAGTAGACATTTTGTCTGAGAATAACTCAATTAGATGTGAACTTTCACTTCTTCTGTAATCGTCTAATCTGTTATATGAATCAGTAAAAAGATAAATTCTGTGAGGGATGTTGACCTTCTTGCAGAATTGAACTAGGATAAGTGTCTGCTCTAAAAGGTCACACACTTGTCTACTGATTGAACCACTCCAATCTAACATGACTGTTACTCCGTGGTTTTTACCATCAGGCAACATTGTCACTTTTTTGAATACATCATCAACGATCTGATACTTTGCAAGTTTGTTCATATCTAACTTACCAGTTTTACCGCTCATTGCTTTTGAACTTCTCAATGCAGTTTGTTTCATCTCGAATTCTTTTGCCATGTGAGCAACAAGTTTCTTGTTTTTCTCAATCAAATTCTTAGAAGACTTGACAGCTCTATTTTTCATACTGTCAACTTCATCTTGAGGCCTCATATAGCCAGTTACATTGTTCCAAAGACCTTTGTCCCAGTCTTCAATCATTTGCTTGTAACCAACAACTTTGTGTGCAAAGTTATTAGAATCAACAAATGCTTTCTTGACATCAATCAGAGTTCTGACTTGGTTGTCTTCTGAAAGAAACTGGTCTTCATTGTTGTGTGCATTGTGTTCTGTAATCGACTCTCTGGCACCGTCTTCTTCATCGTAATCTGAACCTCGTCCATCACCACCCTCTTTACCAGTGGTTTTTTGTTGTTTCGACTCTTCTTCGTCTTCTACATCGTCCTGTTCTTGTTCGTCATTGTGTTCATTACCATCGGTGTAATCCTTTATCTCGGGAAGAGAATCTTCGTCTTCGTCTGAGTCTTCTGAATCATCGTAAGAGTCACTAAAATCATCCGACTCTTCGTCTTCGTCTGAATCGTCATCATTCCACTCGTTACCGTCTTCGTCTTCTTCTTCTCCGTCCATAGACATTGTCTGAGGAACTAATGCTTCATCGTCTTCATTTCTTGTTTCGTTCTCTTTAGAGTATTCGTAAATTGCTTCAGCACAAACCACAACTTCATCCCAAGTCTCACAGGCATTTGCCATGTCCAAGAATTCTTGTTCGACCTTGGTTAACGGAATACTGATTCTTGCTCCGACCTTAGTGATAAGATTGATTTTGTCGATCAATGAAAGTTCTGTAAGGTTTCTATCTTTGATTCCAAAGAAGTCCATATCCATCAATTCGTTATATGCAGTGAAGAAAGATTTTCTAAGACCTTGATATTTGTTTTTGATTGCTTTCTCAATCCTAACGTCTTCAACAACATTAAGATATCCTTTAAGTGTTCTGTTTTTTGTTACGGCACTATGTACACCTTCATATGGAGTGTGTAATGCATGACCAACTTCGTGACCCATGAACAAGTCGTATAACTCGTTTGAGATATCGTCTTTAAGAATAGGACAACAAAGTATTCTATTCTTCATATCAAAGTATGCAGTAGGCACCTTCTTATGTACGATGGTTAAGTCTTCAGTTGCCATTAGTTTGGCAAGTTGGTCTTTTTGGTTTCTGATTTGATTTGTCATAATTTCTTTATTTCCCGATTCAAACTATAGTATAACAAAAAGTGAGACCCATTGTCAAGTTTATCTTTTTAGGGTGACGAACTTTCGTCTTGTTTTGGAGAATTGCTTCATAGGAGACTTGAAGATTATCTCTTCTTTAGTTCCTGTTTTGATGTATCCAATATTCTGACTCTTCTCATTGAATATGTAAGTGTGGTTTTTGCAGGAGTATGTACCCCAATCTGTAATTTCTTTTAAATAAGTGTTTGCCATTATGCGTCTCCTAAAAAGTATTGTTGACCTTCATCAGTCAAGTAGTAAAACTTTCCCCAGCTATTCATTCGTTTGGCCTTTACTTGTTTAAACAAGAAAACTCTTATCTTATACAGTTCACTATACATACTTGGACTCAAATCTTCTTTATATCTCAGAAGATTCACTAACTCTTTCCGAGTAAGGCTTCGAGAATGTTCACTTAGAAGTTTTACTGTTAATTTCAAAAGATTTTCTGACAACATTATATTTCCTCTTGGTTTTTCATTATATACATAGTATAACAAAAAGTGAGGGTCACTGTCAAGTTTTATTTTCGATATTTGGGGGGTAATTGGTACACCCTAGTGGATTCGAACCACTAGTCTACGGCTTAGAAGGCCGGTGCTTTATCCGTTAAGCTAAGGGTGCATTTCCAATTAATATGGTCTTGAGTCGTCTTGCTTTCTTAGGTCGAAATGGTCTTCTTGTAGATTGGGAGTTCTATTGTCTGTAAGGATTCTATCGGGATTCGTGCTGAACCACATTGCAATAGTATGTCGTGGACATCGTCTAATAGGATTGACCCCATGTTCAAGGTATATACCTTGGAATAAGACCCCCTCACGGGCCCTAGGGTGGTGCGTGTAACGTTCTGCGGGGAAGAAGGTCTCTCCACCTTCAAATTCATCGTTTAGGTATAAGATTAGAGTCCATTCCCTGCTAGGGATATCCTCTATTAAGTCGTGTTTTTCTTCTTGTGTTGAATAAGTATCCAAATGTGGGGTTTGAAATCCACCAATTGGCCATTCATTTAGAGAAATCATTTCGGGATACACTACTTGATCTGTGCATTTACGAATATCACCCACACACTGATACGAAATCCTGTTGAAGATGTCTCTCACCCACTGGGTGTGTATGTGTACGTAATCTATCCCACGGTAATCACTACCGTCTCCGATACTACGTTTGTGGTGATGCGTCTTGTGGTAGTGTACTAGTGCCTGTTGTTCCTGCTGACTCACGAGGTTCGGAATCTTTAGCAGATTGAACGGACTGGATGTACTTTGCGACGGCTGCTCTTTTTTCATATTCTAATCGTTTCGCTTTTTCTTTTGGTCGCGACTTTAATGCACGATCTAGTTTCAATTTGGAAGCACGTTGTAAAAACACGATTCCGTTTAAATGATCAATTTCATGTTGAGCACATCTTGCTCCAATATTTTCTAACATGAGAAAATGTTCTTCCCCATCTGAATCTTGATACTTCATTTCAACGACTCTTGATCGTTTTATCATAAGGTATATATCGGGGAAAGATAGACACCCTTCTTTAAGTAGGTCTGTCTCTTGTGATACTTTGGTGATTTCAGGATTGAAGAAACACTGGATTCCTGCGTCTGCAGTTCTCATTACAAAACATCTAACATCTAACCCCACTTGGTTTGCACTCAAACCGAGGCCACCAAATTTGGTCATTGCCTCTCCAAGTTTTACTTCCACATCCTTTGGGTCGTGTGATGGGTTTTCGAAATCTAACACCAGTGGTGGTGTTCTTAAGACTTTTGAGGCCTCCTGAATCAATTCATACATAATTTATTACCATTTTATGGTTGTTTTAACATCAACCTTTACATCTACGTCAAACACATTTAACGCTTCATGAATACCAGCAGACAAAAGGTTTTTAACACTATCAACCAATTCTGTAAGTTTCCCTACAAACCAGTTAAAGGCTGCTTTCAGTTTACCTGCTACCCAACTGTATATGTCTTTTAGTTTATCTAGGAATTTACCTTCGTCTAGTGTTCCTTCTGTTAACATAGTGTTTGCAAGTGTGATCTGTTCGTTTGCACTTTCTTTTATCTCACCAGTCTTGTCTAAAAGAACTTTTGCTGAGACTCTAATTGCTTGATAAAAATTATATCCTGCCTTTTGTCCTTTAATATTATAGGAACCCGATTTCATATCTGCACGTATTCCCATTTTTCCTGCAGTTATTGTTGCAAAAGAAGAATCTATTGGTAACATTTTTAGTCTATCCATTTTGTAATCCCATATAACCATATGGGTTGCTTCACCTTTAATGTCTCCACTTGAGCCAAATGAATGACCTCCAAACTTTTCGTAACCAGTCATTGCCTCAAAGGCAAATGCACCTCCAACAGCTTTATCTTTGAATGCACTTGCAAACAATGCGTTTACTGTGTCTTTGTTTCTTTCCTGTTCGTCTATTATTTCCTTTACTGCAGCGTTACCTGAGGCAGCTGCTTCTTCAGGAGTCATTTTTTTCAAGGTTCCTGAATCAATTTTTTCACCGATGGTTCGTGTATTGTCCACAAAATTATCAACTGCAGCTAATAAATCCTTTTTTAACTTATCACCTATTTTACTTTGTTCTATTGCAGCTAATATAGTTGCTTTTGATTCAGCCTTTTTACCTGACATCAATTGTGCTATTGGGCCCTTTACAGAACACTTTTTTCCACCTAAAAGTATATCAGTTTTTGAAGTGTCTTTACCTTTACCAGTTATATCTGTCCAAAAAGGTGATATAATAGGTTTCGATTGACCATATCCAGCATCATTTGTTCCAGCGGGTATTCTACTTTTACAGATTTTTGCAAAGTCATATAAAATGTCGTAGGACTCTTCTTTAGTTTTTCCACTAATTGCAAAATCACTACCTTTAGCAGTTCTAATGAAAGCTTGGACATAATTGTCTTTCTTCATTTCTGCTATGAATTTTTCTCTAGAGAGACGTGCGTGAGAGGTACAAGCAACAATCACACCTTCAAAGTGTGTTGAAGCATTAGTACTAGCCTCGGTTATAAGCTGTTTTCGTAATGTTAAGATTTTATCTATTGAATTCATAATACTATTTATCTATTCTGCAACCCTTGAGAAGTTTTTATGTTTCTCAAATCGGATAACATTGTTAAATTTATCGTAAAGTGCTTCACCCTTGTGACTAATTATAAAACAGTTAGTTTTTTCTGTCAAGGTGTTTAGTAACTTTAAGAAGTCATCTGTGCCGTTTGTGTCTAAAGACGAGTCGAACACTTCATCTAAAATCAATAGGTTAGTGTTCACACTATTCTTCATTCTTGCAATAGTTCTCCAAGTAAACAGAAGGGCAAGGTCAATCCTCATCTTCTCTCCTTGGGAGAAATTGTCGTACTTGAATACATCTCGGAATCTAGACTTAATAGTCTCTTCAAAAGATTCGTCTAATTCAAACCCAACAAAGAACTCTAGGGATGCAAGGTATTTATTAATCATGTTGTTCATCACTGGAACGTACTGTTTGATTATCTTCTGTTTAACACCTTGATCTCTGAGCAATGTTTGTGCAATGTCGTAGTAGTGTCCCTGTGATACAAGGGACTCTTTTTTAGAGTGTAGTATATCCAACTTCTCTTCGTTGTCGTCAATCATATCCTGTGCATTGTTATTAACCGAAGCTTCTGTCTTTAGGTCTTCAATCTCTTTCTGAAGTTTGCCGATGTACTTTTGGTTTGAAACAATTTCTGATTGGAGAACTGAGATTTGTCGTTGAAGGGAATCTACTCCTTCTTGGACTCTTCTAATCTCCTCCATTCTATTGGTGGAATCTTCGATGGTTCTGGCGATTTGCTCAAGTGCAAGTGCCAACTCTTCCTTCTTTGCCTGTTTCTCTGCAACGTGAGTTTCTTTGTGTTTCTCATCTAAATCCTGCTTACAGGTTGGACAATTATCATTTGACTCATAAAATTCAATCTCCTTAATAATGCGTTGTCGTTTAGTTTCCAGTGTTTTGGAAATATCCATTGCTTGTTTAAGTCGGTCACCTTGTGGGTCTCTATCAGAGATAGAACTGGTCTTCTCTCCGATAACGGTAGTCTTCTCGTCTACCTTTCCTAAAAGGTCTTCAATATTCGTGTTGGTTTCGTTGATAGTTGTTTCAAACTTACCAATCTTATGATCTCGGTTCTCACGTAATGCTTCTAGTTGTGAGGACAATCCTTGAATTCTTTCTTCCATGATATTTATCTCATGGACGTTCTCTCGAATCTCTACAGTGTGGTTAGATACTCTTTTTCTCAGTATATCACTCATCGTACTAAAGATACTAATATCGAGTAGGTCTTCTACAAGGTTTCGTCTGTCCTTGGCTTTCAACTGCATAAAGGGGACGAAGTTTGCACTGCCTAGAATTGCAACTTGTGTAAATGAACGATACGACATCTTGAGAATGTTCTTCTCTAAGTGTTCTTGATAGTCCCTTACCGTGGCGTCTTGGTTAACGAACACATCATCTACGTGTATCTCAAATTTGTTTGGTTTTGCACCACGGATAACTTTGTATTCACGTCTACCGATAGTAAACTCTACTTCTACTAATAGTCCTTTCTCGTTTACACTATTAATAAGGAGTTCTTTCTTGAGGTTTCTGAACCCACGTCCATACAAACCAAAGCACATTGCGTCTAGTAGTGTAGATTTCCCTGCACCGTTCTCACCTAGAACCAGTGTAGTTTGATGAGAATCCAGTTGTATTTCGGTAAAGTTATTACCCGATGAAAGTAAGTTCTTCCACCGTACTTTTTTAAATATAATCATAAGTAGTTGTGCTGATCTAAAGCTTCATTATACAATGAAGTCATCAATTCGTTAAGGGGTTTTTTCTTCCCTTGTATCTCTAGTCCGTCAACATATTTTCCTAGTATAGTAAGAGTGTCTTCAATGTCTTCCATATCATCGTCACCAAAGAAGTCCATGTGTTTGTTGTCATCAACTACTTGTAAGTGTAACGGATTTTGTGCGTGTACTTTATCAAGGAATGTGTCGAACCAATATGGATTGTCCTTATTAATAACGATAAGCTTTACAAACTTTCCTGCAACATTTGAGAAATCCATATCATTAATGTCTTCGAATTTTTCGAACTTAGTGTCGTCATAGAAGACTTTCTCGAACATCGTGATCGGATTATGAACAGGTAGTATCTCCAAAGTCTCCGTATCAAAGATGTGGAAGTACTTGTTGTCATTATAGTCTGACCAAGTGAATTGCATTTGAGAACCTAGGTATCTAACATTGCCCACTTCAGATTTATGGTGGAAGTGTCCACTCAACACTTGTTCAAATCTTTTTAGGTATGTGTGATCTAGTCCATGTGGACAATTAAATCCAGGCTGCATCAATGCACCTTCGATCTCAAAGTGTCCGAAACAATGTGTACTGGGTGCGTTCAATAAGAACTCAACTGAGTCTGCATAGTTCTCGGGATTAATCCACGGTACTAGTGCAAGTTTAAATCCATCGTACTCTTTAATTTGAGGTTCTTGTATCACATTGATGTTACTCTCATTGAACAGTAGCAGTTCGGGGGAGTTTACATCGTTGGTGTTCTTATAATAGGTGTCATGATTACCCAAGATCAAATCCATGTGAATTCCTCTCTTGACCAAAGGGTCAATAAAGTGCTTCCTATTCTCTGCAAGACTGGAGAAGTTGATATACTTCCGTCTGTCAAAGTAATCTCCCAAGTGGATAACTTGTTTGATATCATGTTCATCTAGATATGGGAAGAAAACTTCCTCGTAGAAACGACCTTGATACTTTGCCATTTCTATCATATCCGACCTAACACCTGCGTGGGTGTCATTTAATATAGCGATCTTAATAATTTAGTCCTCTATTGGATTTGGTTCTTCTTCAGAGAAGTTTGTTTCCAAATTGTTCTTTTTGCTTGCTGCTCTTTTTGATTTTCGGGGTGCATACTCTACGTGATTCATGTGTTCCTGTAACCATTCGACATTTGTATTCGTGAGCATGGGGTCATGTTGACCATCTATAGTAGAAAACGAATCCATAGTGATACTTGATTCCATGGTTGATTTCTGTTTAATGTAGACTTGTTTCTTTTCCTTTTGTATTCTTCGTAGGAAAGCATAGTAACAAATCTGAGTAACATATGCGAATGCATTGTTAGACTTTTCTGTATTGAAATTCCCGATGTATTGTATGCAGTTTTCGATTGCATCACAAATCATCTCGTCTCTATATGTGTAGTTTATAAAGTTAGGTCTAGTCGATAGTCGAGTAGAAATCTTATAGATACACTCACCGATATACTCTGACATACGAGGTTTCTCGGTTTCGTTTTCTTTTGAAGCTTTAAGGAGTACAACATATTCTGCAACAGCAATTGTGAAATCTTTGTTGGATACGTAATGGACTGCTTTCTTTGGGTCTTTCTTGATTGCTTTTTTAGTAGTCATACCTCTATTATACGGATAAATCGGGTATTGACAAGGGGGTTTTTAGTGATTAGTGAATTTAATTAATTTGAAGTATTTTGAGAAACCCACTTGACTCCTCAGAAATCTGTGTTAAAATTAATATGTCCCAAGGGGAATATACTAATAAGGGATACAGGACGTGTCACCTTATTCTTCTTCATACATTTATTTAGGGTTGCAAAATTAGTGCAAAGAATTACCTCTGCACTGGGTTTTGGGTGTTGTTTTAATATCCCTTGATTGTTGTGATCATCACAAGAAATGGGAGGGCAAACGGAAGAGTCAACAGCACTAGAAATTCGATAGTGTCACAAATCTTACAGACGAATCTGTTATCTGAAACTTCTCTAGCTTTTCGTACCATGCTCTTCGCAATCATAATTGCTGTGGACATGGTTTTCCTTTAGTTATATAAGTTATTTGTATATTTAATTATACACGGATATTTAGACAAACAAAAAGTGCATCATTTGATCAATGCAATAATGCTTTATCCATAGGTGGAGTAAGGTCATCCATCAATTCTTCATCTTCAAAAGCATCCAACTCTTCGTCTGTCATATTCTCTAACATGGCACCAACTGTTCGTGATACCATCTCCTTAGTAGGCATCTTGTTAGTTAATGGAATTGTTTCAGACTCTACCATGGTTAACCATCTAGAGGATGCTTCATCGTAAAACGGTATGAACTGTTCATTCAAGTTGCTTCTATGCATCACATCATCTCTTGCAATGGTGATAATAGAATCTTTACTTAAAGGTGCGTATGGTATGAACGTAGCAAGAGTTTCCATAGCTCCCATCTTAGTCAATTGACATATCATTGGGAGTGTGATTTCAATCCACTCATCCATGTCCTTTATCATTCCACAGATTTCAGAACCAGTCCTAAGTTTTACAACTTCATATTTCATTCTCGGCCTCCTCATTGTGGTATGACATAATTTCATCACTCACCTTTGTTTCCCATACCCATGGAAAGAACCCATGAACAATAAGAATGAATGCCATTCTCCATGCATGAGCAAGATGTTTGAAGTACCCCATATGTATATCGTTTAAATGTTTCATTTTAAATTGAACTGTTTAATCTCATATGAAAATCCTTCTTCGTTGTATATATTTATACGTTCTTTAAGGTGCTTCAGGGTATAATTGTTACATTGTAGATCATCTGCAATATCAAACAATCTCATGGTGGTCTTGTCTTCAGTCTTACGAAGACCCCTACCAATTGATTGTAAGTTCCTAATTCGTGATTTAGATGGGGATGCAAAGACTACATTATCTATCTTCTTAATGTTTACACCTGTAGAGAAGGTTCCATATGATGCAAGTATAACATTATCGTTTGCTTTCTCAACAAGGACTCTCACCTCTTCTCGGTCTTTCACATCTGTTCCACCGTACACATAGTGTAACTGATCATCCAATCGTTTCATCATTTTGTTGTGTAGGACAGCACCGTGTTTCTCTACGTACTGGAATAACACCAAGGTGTTTCCTTTAAGACTGTACACGAGGTTGCATATAAAGTCATTTCTACCTTCGTGAGATACGAGATAATCCATCTCATCCACATAGGTAGTTTTCTTCTGTTTAGTATGACGTAGTATGACACAATCTATAGAAAGATTTGCAATCGTTCCCTCATCCATCAATTCTTTTGTAGTTATGACTTTCTTCACTGGGCCAAACAAACCTTCCAGTTGTAGTCTGTGGACTTCACTTCCGTCCAGTGTACCTGTCGTACCAATTCGTATTGCAGTGTCCTTCATCTTCTCTAGGATACCCTTCAGTACATCTGCTTTAAATAAATGTGCCTCGTCTCCTACAACCATTCCAAATGATTGAAGTACTTCTTTGGGGGCTTTTGCAAATGACTGCCATGTTGTAATGGTAATGTCTGCATCGAAGACTGGTTGTTTAGAATAGATTTTACAGATCGGGTCTTTGTAACCGTACTCCTGAAAATCTTTTGTCATCTGTTCTACAAGTGATGTAGTAGGAACAATGATGACAGTTTTAGTATTAAACCATCGTACCAACATATAAATGATAAGTGACTTTCCACTTGCTGTTGGAGATAATAGTAATTGCCGTCCATATCCGATTGCACTTTTGAATGCCTCTAATTGGTAGTCTCTAGGAACCATTGGAATGTCCCACGACTTTAGTTGTTGTTTGAACTCCTTTTCTACTTCAGGCAAGTTTCTAATCTTCTCACCTATTACATCATGCACCCCCCGAAAGTCGTATCCTCGTTCTCTACAGAACTCATCAACATATGGGAGTAGACCGATATAAATTTTTCTTGTCTTGATTGAAAATAGTCTTACTTTACCATCCCAAAACCCTGAACGGAATGATGGCATGAATTTGTGATTAGGAACCATGTATGAAAAGAAATCGAACAGGTCTTTTGCCAGTCCGTCATCGGGACAATTAACTTGCATGAAGACTTCATCAAGCTTGGTTACTGTGACGATGGGTTTAGACATAGGGTTTTCCAACATACCAAACTACCAAGGATTTTCTACAGCCTGATAGTACAGGTGTTACTTGGTGATATAAGAATGATGGAAATACAATGACACTTCCTATCTCTCTGGCAGAGAATGGGACTGTTTGAATACTGTTTTCAATATTGATTGTGTTGTCTGTTTGCTTTAGACGATCAAATTGTCTATGAGGTTCTAACCACTGAAAGTGTCCACCCTCATAATCATCTGGCTCTGATAACTGAATAGTCATTGATAACTTTCTGTGCATTCCATTATCGTAGTGTATCGGCCCGGCATCTGTATGCCATGTATAGAAGTCACCACCTTTTTTTTCTTTGGGTGCATTGTAAATAGTGTACTGAGGATTTTCTTGATACTCAATGGTGTGATTCCATCGTGAATCCATGTTTGCCTGATTAAGTGCAGCTGCCATCTTCTCATTGAGGTGTGCCGGCATATGATTTTCTTCATTGATGAACCACTTGTTACCACCCTGTCTAATAGAATGGTCTGTCTTACCCTCTGAAGACGACTCTTCAGAGTCTTGGGTACGATTGGTCTGTCCAATCATTGAATTTTTCAACGGCAACTTTTCAGATGCAACATGGATTTGAGCAACCTCTTCCTTTGTGAAGAATGAAGGTGCAGTCCAAATATAATTTTCTAATATCATAATTAACTCCCAGCCATGAACTTTCTCCAATCGATTGTGTTCTTAATCGTTTGGTGTCTCCAAGTAATGTTTTGCATACATTCTTTAAGAAAATCTATAGTTATTTTCAATAGTTCTTGTCGTGCTTTTAGTTGTGCTAGATCGGGGTCTGCATTATAGAAGTAGTGCATATCTGCTTTCATAACAGACACACCATCTAATGGGTCGTGTGGCCAACCTAGTTCATTAATCCTATCTGAGTCCATCTTACCGTTGTACCACAACCACTTATCTTTCAACAATAGGTTATACTTATATTCGTAAGTTTTTGCAAGGATTAGTTTACTGGTAAGTAAATCTTGGTATTTTGCGTGGAGTTTAGGGACTTCTAGAGATGCAGTATCTAATTCGATATCGTCTATCTCACAATCTTTCGTCCACTCAATTTTCAATTCATCTAAGTTCATACTATAATTATATCACGAAAAGGGGTTTTTAACTAGTGGATTCTATGTCGTAGTATGTGAATCTAAAGGTTACAGTACATGTGACTGCCTCCCCTGACTCACCTGACTTGAGTTCCATGCCACTAAGTGCAGTTGGGAAACAGTCATAGAACCTGAAGTATTTGTTGGGTATATTTTTGTTAGTGTTTGTTACTAGTGTAATCTGACTGTACTGGTTAAGGTCATTGTCTATTGAGGCAAGGACACCTCTAGTTGATTTAGAATCAGTCCACTTACTAAAGTCACCTGAGTCGTGTATAGGAACAATTGCACCAATCCAATCATAGACTTCTTTGAAGTTCTCTAAGTCTTCATCGACTAGGAATGTCACTTCAAGGTTATCGAAGGTTACTTTGTCGCCTGGGAAAAATGCATCAAGACCAACACCAGCACCAAACTCCACTTCTGTAAAGGACAGGCCAGGAATGTTTACCGACTGTACAAAGTACTCGACTGTTGGAAGCTTATCAATAATAAGTTTAAAATTATTCTTATTGAGAGTTGATTTGTTAATGCTAGCCATGTATTCTTGTTATCCTTTTAGTAGAAGAGGTATCGAAGTAATCATTATCTCTATACTCTCTCGTTACTGTGTTCTCACATAGATATCCATCTTGGATATATGTCGTTACGGTCTTCCTAGAGATAACATCCGTTGTTTCCTCACCTTGTGGAAACGTTTCTGCTTCCCATGGCCCCTCTAGAACCTTCACTGTTTTTTTGTATTCACTCATAATATTCTCCGTATACCTATATTTAGGTAAATAAAATGGGGGTTTCCCCCCAAATCGTTACTTTTCAGTAACAAACTCATTTAGTTGTCTTGCAACTAGAATGATTTCATCTCCCATAATCTCTCTCAATGGTAAGGGTTTCTTCTCATTGGGATTGTTATCATTGTGTAGATAAACAGCATCGACTTCTCTCTGATAATTATCAGTAAGAATTCCTTGTGCTTGGGATAGTAGATCGGCTCGGATTTCGAACCCTGATTTTGTGGACATAATAGTCTCCTGTGTGTATGTAAGATTATTCTTACACTAGTATTTAGACAAACAAAAAAGACTTGACAATGACCCTCATTTTTTGGTATACTATGTATATAATGAGGAAATCAGGTATGAAAAAAATAAAAAAACTTGGACTATTGGATAAGGACTTTCTACAAGGATTGTCATTGTTTCTATTTGCACTTATAACTAGTGGTGTTTCATGAAAAAACAAACTATAATTTTTGATGTTGATGGTACTATTGCTGATGTAGAGCATAGGAGACATCACGTTACCCAACAACCTACCGACTGGAAATCATTCAAAGAACAGACTAGATTTGACACTCCTGTACAATGGGTGTGTGACCTTGCAAAGAAACACATTGAAGACGGACATGATGTTGCATTCTTCTCTGCAAGAAACGAGTCACAAAGAAGTCTTACTGAAGCTCAGATTGATGAGTGGATTGGTAAGGGTCATCAAGGAGTGTTCCTTAGACCCGAAGGTGACTTCAGACCCGATGAAGTGTTCAAGTCCGACCTTGCAGATAAATTCGAAGAGTTTGGTGGTAAGATTGACCTTGTATACGATGACAGAAACAAAGTTGTTGCAATGTGGAAGGCAAGAGGTATCACTGTTGTTCAAGTTGCAGAGGGTGACTTCTGATACTGCAACGTGCCACTGCAAAGCCAAAAAAAAAGGACTCGAAAGAGTCCTTTTTAGTATTACCGAAGTAATGAGGTTAAGAATAACCTTACAGAATGTTTGACACTGCAAATTTTCTGTAATACTGGTTAGTTCCAGCAGTAGCAAGTCCGTCAGCAGGTGTAGGGCCTACGAATGGGTTTGTTACCATACCATATCTAGTTTTGAAACCGATTTTTGGTTGGAACGTGTTCTCGCCTACTGCACGAACCATTTGTAATGGTACGTATGGGCAATAGAAAAGA